AGATGATTAAATTGATTCACGGTGAGATTTGCGACCTTCCTATGGGAATCATCAAGCATCTGAATAACACAAAAAAGAAGATCAGACGCTACAACATGGAATTGCCAGCATCAGGGCAAAGACCTCCACGTAGCTATGAGACGGTATCTAGGGTCAGATTTACTCCTACGGATGTGCTTTAATGGATTCGAATTCGAGTCCCCATGTTGTACCTGGGGGAGCGAGTAATTACGGACCTCCGTTTGGAGCGGATTTCATTCCTAACCTGCAATATATCACGGATATTACGCAGGCATACCCCGCTGTTGTCACGTTTTCGGCAGATCATAATTTTACTGTAGCCGAATGGATAAGTTTTCGCATTCCTCCCCCCAACGGGATGATTCAGCTTAATAACCAGAAAGCTCAAATATTAAGTATTACATCTACGACAGTGACAATAGCGGTAGACACCAAGAATTTTTATCCGTTTATATATGTCCAAGACCCTCAAGTTCCATGCGTTGCCGTGCCTGCTGGCTCTGGGATAATTCAAGGAACTACAACGGTTACCCTAGAAGATGCATTCGATAATCAGCCGGTGATATGAACGAAAACTTAAATTCAACTGATGCAGAAGATTTGCAAAACATCATTCAAGGTGACTGCCTCGATGTGATGCGAACGTATCCCGATAACTATTTCAGCGGGATAGTCTGCGACCCCCCATATATGATAGGCTTCATGGGTAAGGCCTTTGATAAATTCAAAGACAACCCAGCCGCAAACGTAGAATTATGGAAGGAAGCTCTGCGCATCTGCAAGCCTGGATCTCATTTATTAGCATTTGGCGGTGATCGAACACATCACCACATGATGAAGGCTATAGAGGATGCCGGATGGGAAATCAGAACTTGTTTGTATTGGTGTTTTGGCAGTGGTTTTCCGAAAAGTCACAACTTTGGCAAGAAAATCGGTGGAGACTGGCAAGGTTATGGCACCGCACTAAAACCAGCCGTTGAGATCATTGTCATGGCCATTAAACCCCTAGAGGGTACATTCGCGCAGAACGCAGAGAAATGGGGTGTAGCGGGAATCAATATTGATGCGTCGCGGATTGAATCAGGACCCGTAACTATTGGTCTGTCCAAGGCGCATTTAGGTAATAATTATGGTAGGGGTGTGGGGGGAAGAGGAACCTCTGAATCATACATAAATAGCCAAGGCCGCTGGCCCGCCAATCTTTTGCTTGATGAAGAAGCCGCGCAGCAGCTTGATGAGATGACGGGGGTTAGTAAGTCATCTCCATATAAGACCAAGGGAACTGGTTCCATAGGATTCCATCATTGCCTTGGTCGAGGATCAAAGCCTAGAGAGGATGAAACGAACTATAACGACTCCGGCGGAGCAAGCCGCTTTTTTTACTGCGCAAAGGCATCCAGTCGCGAGAGGAATGAGGGGTGTGAGGGGTTTTGGTTTGACAATTTAGAGCTAGTTTTACATAATGGAACTAGTTTTGAATTGGAGGAGCTATGGGTTCTAGGGGACCAAAATCAGGTAACGAGTTTGGATTTGGAAGCATCACAAAAAAAGGATACATCCGTCACTACGACCTGGTGTCTGGAAGACAAAGAATGCACCACAATTTGGTCTGGGAACGAGAACGAGGGCCAATTCCCGATGGTTATCAGGTACATCACATCAACGGGGTCAAAACAGACAATCGAATTGAAAACTTGGAACTTTTATCAGCACTTGAGCACAAACGAATGCATTCAGGATGTTATAAAGACGAACGAGGAGACTGGTATAAGCCTTGCAGAAAATGTGGGGTTACGAAGCATCTTGAAGAGAATTTTTACAAAAGAAAAGATGGCATCTCTCCGTGGTGTAAAAAATGCGCAAAAGAAAATGCCATATTTAATAAGCGTAAAAGAAGAGATGCAAAGAAGAAATTTTCATAGTACGGTTAAACCCCTCAAATTAATGCAGTATCTCCTGCGACTAATAGCCCCACCATCCGGCGGCATCATACTCGACCCATTCGCTGGCAGTGGTAGCACTGTTGTCGCGGCAAAGCACCTCGGCATCGAATGCATCGGAATCGAGAAGTCAGCCGAGTATTGCGAGATCGCACGAGCGAGGATAGCATGACAGCAACATTTGTACCCACATTCCCGCTATATCCGACACTAGCAAACGCAGTTACTAAGACGCGGAAGCTTACGGGATCAAGCAACTCATTTCAGGTTACAGACACCTATATTGTGCAGCAAATGCATAGCTTCTATGCCTACGATTTGCCTGCAAAATTCAGGTCGTTAAAGCTTCAGGATATCTACACCTTTACGACTAATATTGGCCAAGAGGTGTATCCATTCAATAGTGAGCTTTATACAACAGTAGGGCCAACGGCGAGCTGTGCAAAAAGAGAACTGAGATGGTTTGAAAACCCAGGATCTTTCTACGCCAATAATTACAACTGGCAGCAATTCACTAACTTTGCATCTGGAGACGGTACAACAGGATCTCAAACAGCTTCTATTTCCAATATTACAAACGCCTCCAACGGTGTTGTGACATCGGCCAATCACGGATTGGCTTCAGGGACAAGTGTCATCCTAAATAATGTCGGCGGTATGACCGAGGTCAATGGCATCTCCTATATTATAACCGTCATCGATGCCAACAGCTTCTATTTGAATGTTAACACCACTTCTTATGGCGTCTATACTTCAGGAGGGTCTTGGTATTCCTCGCCGTATAATGGCTTCACAACAGCGTATCCTTTGGTTCCTAGCGTCAACAATGATCCAGGGACTCAGACAAACCGCAATCTATATTTCCCTCAAGGGCGCGTTCAAAACGTCCTTATCACAGCAAACGTTATCGGTCTGAATGGTGTAGGACAAACGCAAAACGTAACGGATGATGGACAAGGTAATCTGATCCAAATATTCCAAACGAGTAACAACGGGAATCAGGAGTATGGATGGACATACTATCGCCAATACGCTTCTGCAACACCTACAGTGCCCGGTAATGCTACCATCAACTATCAAACCGGTGAAATCATAGGTCTAACCTTTGCAGAAGCCATTCCCGAAGGAACACCTATTGAGATTCAGTATAACCCTAAACAGTTCTCCATTCCCTTAGCGATCCTTTTCTACCAAAACCAGTTTACGCTAGCCCCAGTGCCTGATGCCGGCTACACCGTCGAACTGACATGCTATCGTCAGCCAGTTCAGGCTTTACTTGCAGCCGACATGACTGGCAACCCCGAACTGTCTGAATGGTGGGAAATTCTGGCTGTAGGAGCATCTAAGAAAATATTTGAAGAAAGGTTGGATTCCGATGGAGTCATGTTCATCGATAAAATGCTGAAAGAGCGCTACGACATCATCGAAACAAGAACCTACGCACAGATAGGCCAGCAGAGCATTCAGACAATATATAGCGATCAACTCAAATACAACTATGGTCTAGGTGGGATAGCTTCAACATTTGGGTCACTGTGACGAAAAAGAAGCCAAAGAAAACGCCTAAACCGCCGGTGATAAAGCAAACCAAAAAGCTTAAACCGCTGCCGAACAAGCCTATCCCTATGGGAGGCGGTCCATTTGTAGGGCGGCACACGACAGGATAACGCATATGGCAGTCATCAAGGGCAAAGAAAAGAAACTAAAAAAGGCTCTCTCTCCTGCAAAAGCAAAGCTTAGCAAAGAGGCTAAAAAGAAATTGCGCAGGCCTCAGGATGTGCAGCCCATCCCAACGGTCGCTGTTAGTTAAAGAGGAAATTTCATATGGTCATTCCAACATACACCCCAGGGTATCCTCCTGATGGTTCATCTCTAGGTCAAACAAAGTCGACCATCAGAAATAACCTTGATGGAACGTTTGAGACGCTTGCAATAGATCATATCGATAACAACGGTTCACCAGGTTCACAGCCTGCTGGGTATCATAAAGTGATACACCAGGTTCCTCAAACATCCGTCTCTACTGTGACTGGCTACAATCAGGTGTTTTCAGGTGTGCCAGGTACTCTCCAGGTCAATTCCGTTGCAACTCCTACTATTCCTCCGGGTGGCGATCAGCAACTTTATTCATTAAGCGGTGCCGGTGTTTTATCGCAGCTAACAGGTCTTGTTAATACTCAAACGATCAACGGGGGAATAGGGTACACGTGGTCCGGTGGTGTCCTGATGCAATGGGGCTTCAAACTATCACCAGGCTCCAGTGGCTCAGTGATATTCCCTGTGGCCTTCCCAAATAACTGTTTTAACGTGCAGATTACGCCAAACAGGGGGGCAACCACCTCAGCTCAAGGTTTATATCTTGCCGCCGCCCCAACCACTACAGGTTTCTCTTATCAGGATAGCGGTAGTGGTGCTGTATCTTTGTATTGGACTGCAGTAGGTAACTAATGAATGGTTTTCAGCAGGTATTGATTGGAGGGTATCCTAGTGGCGGTCTAACGCAAGACCGTAAACCTGCTTTGCTTGCAAACGAGGCCTATTCCGAACTAAGTAATGCTTATGTCTTCCGTGAAAGAACTAAGAAAAGAGACGGCGAGGTCCCCATGGGACGCTTATCCCGCGTCTTCTCAGCGCAATCAATTGGAAATAGTTCGGCCTCTCCATGGACATTCATTCTATATTATTTTGGAACTGGTGTTAGGGGGGAAGTAACAGGAGCGACTAACGCCAATCCTGGCGTCATTACAAGCACCAATCATGGGTTACAAACGGGCATGCAGGTGACCTTCAGTGCCGTTGGCGGAATGACACAGTTGAACGGAAACGCCTACACGATAACCAGGATAAACGCAAACAGCTTTAGTATCGGTGTCGACACAACCGCTTTTGGTGTCTATACCAGCGGGGGAATTTGGGTAAACCAGCCTTACGCCCAAATTGCTCCAGGAACAGTCGTTATAACCATCGCTACTCTTGGAACTAATTTCATCGATCAAGGTGATGGAACATTAACAAATGCGACACCTGGTAACTCAGGAACAATTAACTACTTGACCGGATCGATCACACTAACAACGACAGTAGGGGCTGGTAATGCAGCGACAGCGACGTTCTCTTATTACCCTACGATGCCTGTCATGGGCATTTTAAAAAGGGACATATCCACTCTCGGCATCGACTCCACAGTATTTTTCGACACGACATATGCTTATCAGTATGTAAGCGGGTTTCAAGAGCTAGTCCCAGGTCAGACGTGGACGGGTAACAATACCGATTTCTTTTGGGCTGCTAACTATCAAGGGGCCACGTCTAACCTACGCTACTTCTTTACTACCAATTACAATATCAACATAGCGACTCTTTCATACGACCCCATACGATATTTCAACAATAGCACGTGGACCGACCTACAGCCTCTCGTAACAGCGACAAACACTCTATGGCAAGCTCTTATCCTAATACCCTATTACGGGCGCCTCTTAGCCTTAAATACGTGGGAAGGAGTAACAGCATCAGGATATACTGGCGCGGTGAACTACTTCGCTAGGTGTCGGTTTAGTCAGCTTGGAGATCCTACGGATCAGACTTTAGCGTGGAGGTCGGACATCTTTGGACGAGGCGGTTTCATCGATGCTCCAACCAATGAAGCTATCGTGAGCGCTGCCTTTTTCAGAAATACACTCATCGTTTTCTTTGAATACTCCACTTGGCAGCTTCGTTACATAGGGGAATATGGTTTACCCTTTATCTGGGAAAGAATTTCTTCAGACTTTGGAGCTGTAAGTACTTTTAGTTCTATCGTATTCGATCAAGGCGTTATGTCCGTGAGCAATCGAGGTATTATCCAGGCAGCAGCTAATGGAATCAGCCGGTTGGACGACCAGATACCTGAACAGGTTTTCAGTTTTGAGATACAGAATAATGCCCCTGATTTTGTGCACGGAGTAAGAGACTTTGAAAAGGAACTTGTCTACTGGAATTATGTAGATACATCCGATGCCTCAACCACGCAAACATACCCGAATCAGGTATTACTTTTTAATTACCGAAACAATACATGGGCTAAGTTTCGAGATACAATCACCTGTTTTGGAACCTCTCAATTCCAATTTGGCATCACATGGGATAGCTTGACTACCTATTGGGAGAGTAGTGTTACATGGGATAACGTAGACGATCAACAATATGTCGATTATGTGACATCAGGATCACAGCACGGATTCATCAACATCTATCAAAATCCTGATGCCCAGACTCCACAACCTATTACGACGCTATATGCTCCTAGCATGGCTATCACAGGGATAAATTTAGCTGTAAGCCCCAACAGACTTACAATACCAAGCCACAATTTGCAGAATGGCGAGATCATCTACATTCAAAACACGATTTGGTCTGGTGGCAGCGACCCAGGATTCAACAACGTGATCTTCAACGTCACTGTCATAGACGCCAATACCATTTCGTTAGGTATTTGGGATTTCAATACTCAAAACTATGATGCAGTCAGTTTCTCAACCGGACCTACTTATATAGGCGGCGGCATTGTAACCCTGTTCCCTAAGATGAATATTCAAGGCAAAGACTTCAACCCATTTCAAAAAGACGGTAAGCAGTTCAAGCTTTCCTTTATAGACTTCCAAATGGATGCCAATATTGCCTCTCCAGCTATAGCTGCAACGACTATACAACTTTTTGTCAATTCATATCTTGGAGAGCAAGCTAACCTACTCAATACAAATCAAGAGCTCGTCAACTCGTCTCAAGGATGCGGGTTCATCATAAATGCGACTCAAGCCAATCCTTGCCTGATAACGAGCCCCGATCACAGTCTAATTACGGGGACTCTGATTTATATTGGAAACGTGAAGGGAATGACTCAACTCAATTCGGCTATCTATTCGATCACCGTAGTAGACGCAAACCATTTTACACTGGACAACACAGACTCCTCTGCGTTCAGCGCATATACGACAGGGGGTATTTGGAATACCTCTCCCGTCAATGGACAAACCTATATTCCTGGAGTTCAATACGCATGGTACCGATTCTACAGCACTCAATTTGGGCAATATTTGCGTATAGGACTGACCTACGATGACAATTTGATGAATCAGCTTGCTACCCACCAAACGACCATGGAGCTCAACGCTATGAATATTTGGTTTAGGGAAGGCGGAAGGCTGATCAACTGATATATAATTAACATATATCAAACATATAGGAATAATATATCATGACGTTTTCTAGCGACATAGCACTGAACACAAACCAGCTTCCTATCTCTCTGGATGTAAATCCTCAGGATAAAGATTTCGAAAATATCCTGTTGCTTTATCTTCGCCGTGTCGCCAATGCCGTCAATACAAAAGCTAGTGGTCTTTTCCTTCTTCAAGAAAACGCTAACTTCGGTCAATGGTATCAGATAGGAAATCCTCAGCAGAATAGAAACGCCTACAGAATCACTGTTGATTTAGTCAATTTAAACGGCGGAAACATCCCTGTTGGCACAACGAATATAGTTTTATCCACTTCAACTCAACCGCAAAACATTACGGGATATCTTTACCCTGTTCAGGGGTTTGGGGGTGCAGTAGACACAGGCGGTCTATCCTATTTTTTAAATGATCCCGATATTTATGTAAGGTATCAGAACTCGACAAATACGATTATTATTCAAAACAATTCAGGTAACGCTCTGACCTGGTGTACTTGGGTCATGGAGTACTTAAAAAACTAGGTGAACTTTTATGGCAAGCTTCAGCGATTGGCTCTTCGGTAGCAAAGATAAGTTAAAGAAAGTACCTACGGGCTCTCCTGAGCAGCAGGGATTGCATAATGATATCCTTTCTCAGGCTATGGGCATGTCTCAGCAGGGAGGTGGTTATGACCTTGCTCAGCAATATTTCAATAGCCTTTTGGGCGGCAATCAACAGCAAGCTTTCGACCAATTCTCATCCCCATATCTTCAGCAATTCGAAGAGAAAATGCTTCCTCAGATCGCAGAGAGATTCGCTGGTATGGGTGCTTTATCTTCTAGCGGTTTCGGGCAGGCTTTAGGAGGTGCATCGGCTGGTCTTCAATCACAACTGGCACAGCTCTTTTCTCAGCTTCAAGGGCAATCGGCTGGTCAGCAATACAATCAGTACAATCAGCTTTCCCAACAAGGACTCGGTTACCAACCTTTTGCTTATAATAAACAGCAGGGTTCGACAGGGTTCTTAGCTCCTCTTTTAGGAGGCATTGGGACATCTATGGCTGGACCTATTGGTGGTGCTATGGGAGGAGGCATTAGCAGTCTCTTTAAACGATCTGGTGGAGGCATAGCTTAATGGTACAAGTCATTGAAACAAGCGATCCACGCTCGAAGCTTGCTGATATGTTAGGTCTAAGTTTAGGTGAAGGCATAGGCAATGGATTGAACACCTTCTTTGCTAATCGCAGCCTAGACAGCGTTCTTCATGATAAGGCATTGGGAGGAGCTCCACAGTCCAAAAAGCTAGAAGCTGTTCGGTCTGCATTGAGTCCCTATGGTGAGAAAGGCAAAGAAATATTCCAGCAACGCATGATGATCGATCAGCAAGAAAGAAATGAAGCTGAGATGGCTAAGAACGAAGCTCAGCAAGAAGTATTGAGCCGCGTAGTCTCTGGCGAGAATGTGCCCGCTAAAGACATAAAAAAGCTGACGCCAGAAAACCAGCTCAAAGTCATGGATTTGCAGAAGAGAAGGGAAGCAGGGAAGAGCGTTAAAGAATCGTTAATTAAGGCCGGTTACCCCGAAGAAACTGCACAGATATGGCAAAATCAGATGGAAAATGCGCCAACGGGAGGCCAATCTGACGTAATTAAGAATGTTAACGATTTAATTAGACGATCAAAATCGGGTAAGGGGCTTGGAGCAGAGCAGCCGACAAAAGAAGAAGTGAAGCCAAATATCGACATTCCTGGAACCAACTTAGGCGCATTAGAGTTAGACTTCCCTGAGCTTCCAGAGCCCATTGGTATGACACCTGCTGATATCGTCAAGCAAAACGAATACCGAGAAAAGACTAACACGCCTTTATATACCGATGCCGTCGACC